TGCCCACCACGCAATGCCCCCTGCACAACAGGTGCAGCACCCGCAATGTTTGCAACCGCTTCTAAGTTTGCGGCGGTATCAGGAGCATATTGTCGCAATGCTTCCATACCAGCGCCAACAGTTTGTCCAGCAGCACCTAAAACGGCCTCTGGTGACGTTTTAACGCCAGTTAAAGATTCCACACCTGGCAATAAGTTTGACCGATACGTTCCACCAAGCGCACGCCCAACAGCACTATCTTTAACGGATTCAGGGATTGCATTGTAAAGGTACTTTGCCTCTTGCCCGACAATATCATTTACCACACCAGCATATTGGCCAACCTTTTGTACGGCGGCACTAATGGGGTTTAACCCTTGTCCACGATATTCACCTTCGACCGCTGGTTTGGTATATGGTTGCCACAGTTGTTCCCTTGCGCGAATACGCTCAATTTCAGCCATGCGCTCATCATATTTTCTGCCAAGGCCTTCTTGAAAGGATTCCTTAGGAACATTCTCAAATGTTAAAACCCTAGATTTGGCATTTTGTGCCTGTTCTTCCATAGGGACGTTATCAAAAGTTAAGACTGGCATTATAAACCTGCCTCTTGAGGGTCAATGCCAGAATTAAGAAGCATTTCCCTTATTATGTTAGGATTTTGCCCCCTAGCCACAGCTTTTTTGGCATTAAAAATAGATGCAGCTTTTTCAGCGCTAGATAATGGTGAAACATTAGCTGGTTGTCCCGATGGTTGCGCTGTCTGATTTGTGGCGGGCGATGTCGGCTGTCCCGTTGGCTGTTGTTCAGTTCCAAGATTAAATTTTCCATAATCTCGATTAAATGCTGCCTCTTTTTGAGCAACAACAACAGGATAAAATTCTTTAATATTTTTAAGATTTTCCACTAATTGAGAAGACTGTTTGGGGTCAAGAGAACCATTTAACGCTTGCAATAATCTATGTTCTGCTTCTGTCACTTGGCCTAAAGTTGCACCTTGCGCCCGTAATTTTTCCAATTCACTCAAACCAAGTCTTGCTTTAATAGTTTCAAGTGTATTTGCTAATGCTCCACCTGCTGAATTTGGTGCCCAACTTGTCGCGGCATAACCCCATCCTGTAGATAAATTGGGATTCTCTTTTATTATGTTTTGCGCCGTATCTATAAAACCATATAATTGATTAGCATTTGTTCTAAGCTGGTCTAATGATGATTTTGCTTCCCCATATTTTCCAAGTTTTTCAGCGTTTTGCTTCGCTTGAGTTTGCATAAACTCATTATACGCCTTTACTTCTGGTTGATTCTGATAGAAGCGTTCATATTGTTTAACAGCAGCTTCATTAGCGGCAGCAGTAAGTTGTTGATTATAAGCTGGCGGATTCCACTCAGGGACTTTCATTCCTGGTATATTTGGTAATTCACCTTGGGAAGGAGGATTGCCGCCAGGAGAAGGAGGCATTTGAGAACCGCCTTGCCCGCCAGGTATATTCATAGGTGGAGGTGGCAATGGCGCACCTTGTCCTCCTGGGGTACTTTCAGGTGGCAATGTAGGAACGCCAGGCTGTTGCATTGGTGCTGGTTGACCTTGTGGTAATTGTTTTCCAGCTAAAAGAGAAGATGTACTGGCTAAATTCGGGACTTGTCCCGTTAAATTGGCCATTGCTATAGCATTTGCATTTTCTCTTTGTAATGCTGGCAATAGGGAACCCAATGGAGATGTGGCTAACCGCAATGCTTGCGCTTGTTGTGCGCCAGATTGAACATCGGGAGCAAACATAGATGTATCGACACCTAAATTTTGCAAATGCTGCTTTGCTGCATCATAAGTATATTGGTCACCATTAGCTGTTGCAGCACTCAATAATTGAGATGCGTAAGTGTTTTTCTTAGTTTCTGCATCAATAGCCCCAGTGGTTAGCTGTTGTTGTGCAGCAGCCTTCCTAAGAGCAAAATCTTCTTCTGCCTTTTGGTAATCGGCATAAGTTTTAATGTTTCCAAAAATGCTTGAAGGGTCAATAGGCATCTATGCTAATCCTAACAAACTGCTAAGGGATGGTACTGCGTTTGATTTTTGGAAAATCGGCGTTCCATTTGCATTATAGCCAAAGATTTTATTAGCCCCAGACAGGCTTGTTAGGTTAGCCAATGTTCCACCAATAATGTTGGATTTTCCAACGGTACTAGCGGCATTTGCCGTGCCAATGTTGGTGAGAGGCTCGCCCATAGCATTGGCAGCAACAAGACCTTTCCCAGCAACGCCAGCCATTTGATTGTACAGATTCTGTTTGCGAGCAGTTTCGCGGTCAAATGCTTGTTGGAATGTTGTGGATGCCAACCCTTGTGCATAGTTATTTAGTTCTTTTAAAGCAGCCCCACTTAAATAACCACCTCTTGCAGAAGCAGAATTAGCCAGTGCGTTTGTTCCTTCTTGCAACTGGAATTTGTAACCAGGGTCATTGGCCAAGTCAGCAGTCGTAAATGGTGTTGTTAAATCGCCATAACCCGCAGCCCCAGCATTACCACCAATCCCCAATAATTCCGATAGCCGTGTGTTGGCAGCTTGGCCAGTTGAGGAGTATGGCTGTAATTGCGCCATGTATTGATTCTGATAATTCTCTAATGCCTTGCGAGCGCCTTCATTGGCAGCATAGCTATTAATGCCACCAGCAAGTTGTAACATCGTGCCAACATTGTTAAAAATTGACCTTCCACCACCCCCAGCAGCACCCGCAACAGCCGCACCAGTATCGGGATTGACCCACGGTGCAACAGCACCAGCTCCACCAGTAGAATACTTGCCAAGGTCAAAATAATTACCGCCGCCAGGACTAGCAGCATACCCAGCTCCGCCAGTAGCGTATGGACTGGTAATTCCTAAATAATCACCAACATCACCTAACCCGCTGGTGATGGCGCTTCCAATTCCGCTAATTCCACGTCCAAGCATTGTATCTGCTGCACCAGCTTTCAAGTCGCTAAGGCCACGTCCTAATGCTGTATCAGCAAGACCATCTGAAAGCATACTGCCGCCATAAGATAACCCACCGCTTAATGCCCCAGATTTCAATGCTTGCCCAATGTTTTGACCAGAAGCTAAACTTAATCCACTTCCAAGAGCGCCCGCCCCTAATGCGGTTGCGCCAGCAGCACCCAATCCTAATCCAAGTCCACTCGATAGTGCCGTTCCAATACCAGGGGCAATAAAACTAGCCGCAACTGGAATAGCAATTTTTGCTATTGGACTCTTAAGTATGTTTGAAAAAAATCCCATTTATTTATTCCCCAAAAACATAATCATGATGCTAATACCAATCCAATAACTGTTACAGGATTAGAAACAGTCGTCCAAGTTGGAACGTAAACGCGACTATTTATTTGCGTACACATTCCAGCAGAAGTTCCAAGATTATTTGCTACAGCCCAGCAAACACCATCGCCATTCATGGTCAAGGGAAAGTTCGACGCATAAGTAGTGCCAGCAGTTGCCGATGTAGTACCACCAGATGCAGGAGTAACAACAATGTTAAATAGGCAAACATATTTTGATAATTGTGTGTAATAACCCGTTATCGTTGGACTGCCGACAGTTGTGGTAAGACTTGTAAATGTTGGTAACCAAGATTGACCAGCATCGCCAGTATAAGTTTGATTAAAAAAAGAAATCCACTGCAATGGAGCGGTTAAATCTTTATTGCTATTAACAATGTTTTGAGAATTTGGCGGAGGAAATAAACTCATTTAAGGTATCCTCCATAAAGAGCAACTTTAACTGGGTCAGTAATGCGGATTCTGAAAGTCATTTGTTGTGCGATACCAAGCCTGCGAAATTCCACATTTTTGTCGTAATTGCCCGTTGCACCAACAGATGTAGTAATCCAATTAGACCACGTTTTTGCGCCATCTTTACTTAACTGCAAGGAAATTAATGGGTTTACACCAGGGGCAGATAGATTGCCAACGCCCACTTCCATATCGATTACAAGCGTATTATAGCGTATTCTTTTCTGTTCGTCACCTAGGTGTGTAAAAATTCTTTCTCGACACAATACATCACCGTTATCTGTGTAAGAATCTTCATTCAAAACATAGATATTTCCTGTTTTTCTATCGCCAACTAAAAATTTATTAAATGCGTATGCTCCGCAGCATCCTAAATGCTGTTCAAAATTACCTAAGCTATTTAGATAAGCTCTTTCGTGCCACCATCCAGTTGTTAGGTCATAAGCAAGTGTCGTACCCAAACCACCGCCTGTCACTATGTAAAATACTTTACCGTTCCTTTGATAGCTATATGACCGCAAGCTAACAATATCTGGTGCAGCTTGTATCACTCTTTCGATAAAACTAGTTGAAATACGTTGTGGTGAAAATCCATTAGCCCTGAACACCATACCAGCGCCATTTTTATCCTTTCCAACCCAAAATACAGAATTATCCAGGCTTAAAACTGTATTAGGAGCCAATACGCCAACAGCCATAGCCCCACCAGAAATCCTCTGATAGGGAAACTTGCTGCCGCCAGTATTAATCCATATTTCTGTTGTTCTGTCGCCAAATAGCCATAATTGGCCAGACGCATTAATGACTTTAGTCAAATTATCTGGGCTTGATTCTGCTGTTGCATAATCCAATGCAGCCCATGTAAACCCATCATAAATGGCAGATTTATAAAAAGCACCAGTTCCAACGGCAGTTGCGACAAAAAAACCGTCAGAAAAAGTTACACTTCCAACGGCTGGCAAATTGGCGGTAGTAACACGAGCAAAGGCATTAGTTGTATATGTAAGAATGTAAAGCGATGTTCCGTCGCACAAACATAATTGCGTGGGGCTTTCATCAAATGATACAATGCTACCAGATGTTAATAACGTCCCTAGATTTGATGTTGTGCCGTCAGAAAACAATTCATAAATCGTTGTTCCAGATACAACAAAGCATCTTCCATTTGCACTGGTAAATATGCCTCTTATGGCATTAGTGCTAATTCCGCTAAATAATGTAAGGCCAGGCGTTCCGTACATGGCCGTACTACTGTCAGTCTTAGATTCATTTTTTACAGCATATAGGTTAATTGACCGTTGTGCATCAAACGGTAGCGATGCTTCTTGATACGATGGTCCAACTAATCCTGTTTTCATTAGATATCGCCAGAATAAATGTTGGGTCGGCCATAAGTTCCGTAATTAGAATCAGTTCCTCTGTTCCTAATAACAGTACGCCGCAAATTTCCTAAAGATTCTTTTGCCAACATAGCCATTGCAGGCGTTATTGGCTGATTGTAGTCAGGCGATATTTCTAAAGATAAATTGTGAACCATCGCCCTTTTCCATCCAGGTGGAAGTGAAATAACTGTGTCTATTGATGAAAAACTATTTAGAGGTTTTTCTGATGTTAAAAACAATGTGTAATTTATTGATGGAACTGGGTAAAGACGTATCTGCCCAATAGGATAGCCAGAAACATAATTGATAGCGGTAGGTAGACCTAATATGCTTTTATCTTGCAATAAATTATTGTATTCATCAACATTTATTGGTTCCAAAGGATAATCTGTAGTTACTTGTCTAACATATGCGCTAGTGATTATTGTTGGCAATACGGTATTAAATGTTTGTCCTGTACCAATGTTATATGTTCCAACATTGGAAGTCAGTGTAAAACTTTCTGTAACCTTGGCAAAGCACAACAAAGAATCGTTAGCCCATGAATCCACCATATCTAACAATGCGTCAAAACCATCGCTTGCTTCACCAGCAGAAGGGGATTGTCCCTGTGTCAAAACGCCATTTTTCTGTAGTGCTTTTGTGATAACATCACGGATTGTTGTTGTGGTCATGGATTATCCTTTGCGTTAGAACGGGGGATTTCTCCCCCGTCCATATTAACCGCCAATAATGCTTTGAGGCCTACGAGCTTCTGGTGTAAACACTGCAAACAGGTAAGTTCCTGATGCTGGCGTAACACTAGCAGCCGTTGGGTTCACAAAGGTAATGGCTACCGTATCGTTGGCAGACACACGAGCGGTTGCGATGCTAACACCAGCCACTAGTGATGGTGGGTTTACAAACACAATATCGTTTGGACGAACGCCAGGAACGGTAAATGTTTGTTCCGCTGTGGTGATTGTAGCAACGGCCGCTGGGGTTAAACTGGCTTGCAGCATATACGACCCAAAGGTGTTTCCTGCTAATACTCCTGATGACATAGTTGTCTCCTTATAAAAGTTAATGAGGCGGAAGGTTTTATCCCCCCGCCCCACTATATTAGAACGGCAATTTACATGCCCATTCAGGACGAACGGCGCGGAAACCACCCAAGAAGTCAACACGACATAGCAACTGGTCGGTACGAATATCCGTATCCATCCAGACCCGAAGGCTAATATCATCGACAGTTTCAACGCTACAGTTATGAGTTCCATCAAAAGTCGGCAAAGGAACCGACACAAAACGGAAAGCAGAACGATGGAACGCCAGGCCAGTCTGATAGTTACCAGCAGGAGTTGCACTGCTTGGTTGACCCCAAAGGGTAACAGCAGCGGTAGACTGTGGCAGCGAGTTGACGTTTTGCAGACCACCAGATGTTGAAGTGTAGATAGCAGGGCTAATCTGTACGCCAGTATAGGCAGTACCAGAGGCCGTGTTATCAGCAGTCACAACAAACTGTTGCAGGTCAGGGGTAACAACCTTGGTAATGGGGTGAACCATAAACACGTTGGCAATGGTAATAACATCACCAGCTTTCAGGGTTTGACCACTACCACCAGTAAGCGCAAGGGTGCTAGCACCTTCAACGCTGGTTGTGGTTACCGTAATACTGGCTTTTACCTGAGTACCACGGGAATGGGTTGGAACCAGGTTGTTTTCCAGGAACGTAAACCCATCGGATTGACCCATGTAACCGTTCTTATATTGAGAAGCAACTTCAGAGCTGTTCTGGAAAAGCCCCTTGCGGGCATTAACAGCAGAGCGCATACCTTTGCTACCAAGAAGAACATACAGGTTATCATCAGATGGAGCCAAGTTCATTTTGATTTTTTCACGAGCTTGCAAAATCGTGTCGGTATCAAAAATGGCAGAACCAGGAATAGCCGAGTCAGAACCAACCGTATTGTACACAGTGTTTTTAGCAGTGTTCAAAAAGGTTGATTCTACATATTGAGCAATTGCCGATACTTTCTCATCCAAAACACGGCTCATCCATAGTTTCAACTTCAACTGATTCTGCAATTCAGCAGAAGTCATGTTGGTTGCGACTACGGCACGAGTGTCCAAGGTTAGGGAACGGCGCTGTTCAACAATATCCTGCTGGGTTGAGGTAATGTTGGCGTTAGTACCAACTGAAAAACGAGCAGGAATGTTAATGTTAATGGCATCACCAACATTAAAATCGTTGTTAGTTCCAAAAGAACTTGCTGGTTCGACATCAATACTTTTAAGAAATTGCAATTTGTCTGCGAGCATTTTTGCTCCGACTTTTGCAACAATAGTACCGACATCCTTAATATTACTAGCAGTATTAGCCATTAGTGTAACTTTCTATTATTTAGACATTGTCCATTTATACAATTCATCAGCAGACATTTTTCCGCTGACATCTCTTGATGACGTTGAACCAACGCCCTTAGCAACATGGGCAGGAGGATTAGGCGCATTAGAGATTTTATTTACGGACTGTGCTTTGGGCTGTTGAGCAGTGGCACGTCCAAGTTCAATCGCCGCAAGAGCGGGCGACATTTCTGCCAAATAGTCTAGCTTGCCAGATATGGCTAAGTTATAGACTGCCAATGGCAATTTTTCTCCAAGTTCATACATGACTTGTTGAATTTCTGCGGGGAACGAATCAAGCGTTTCCCCATATTCCTTAAACACTTCTTTAGCGTCTGGAGTATTTTTAACAAATTCTGCTGTGCTCTTTTGAACGCGAGCAAAACTTTCTTGAGCAATTTTAGTTTGTTCTTGTTCATATTGTGATGTTTGTTCACGAACAGAATCTTCTTTCTTAATTTCATACCGAATTTGAGCTTTTAAAAAATCGCCGTAAGTTTCAAATTGGCTTTCTTGCGGAGCATTTGGGTCAAAACCACTATCGTTTGATTTTGTAACTAATTGTTCTAATTCTGCTAACTTTTGTGATAATTCAGCGTTTTTTTCACGTTCTTTCGCCACCAATTTACGCTGCCAACGCAAAGCATTTTTGGCCTTCTTAGGAAATTCAACATCTCCATCGTCACCATCGTCACCATCATCACTGGAATCTTCTTTTTTTTCTTCCAAACTATTGTCATTGTCGCTTTTTGGGTTTTCATCTTCAGCTGTTGCATTATCTGCAACCACATCTTCTTTTTCTTTAACCTCGGTGCTTGCTGCATTAGATGCCGCAGTTTCAGCCGTTGCTTCAGCAATTAAAGCGTCAATGTAAGAATTGTCGTTAGTCATAGGTTTGTACTCCAGGATATTCATCGACATGAGTTGTCCGATGATTGGCCATGCTTTCTTGCATACCAATTCCGTGTTGAGGCAAAACTGACGATATCTGCTGTATCGCCGCCATCAAATAATCAAGTTTTTGACCTTGCGTTTGCAAAGCAATGTTTGCAGCAACTTGCTGTTCTTTTATTTCTAATTCACGCTGTTTTAAAGATAATTCCAATGCTTTAATAGACGCATCATCTTCATTTTTGCTATTGCTTACAGCTAACTTTGCTTGTTCTATTTGTGATTTAGATTGTATATCCATAGCCCGCAATTGCAATTCAGAATCTTTACTTTGCAACTGTTGCTGCAATTCCATGTTCTGTTTCTGCAATTGAGTGATAATTTGTTGCGCCTGTTGCTGTATGGCCATTACTTGCTGCTGGCCAGGTTGACCTTGCTGTTCGTTTTCATCTTCAATAAGGCCAGGACTTTGCATTTCAATGATGCGTTTCATTCTGGCATATGCTTCATCTGCGCCAGCAATATCAGAATTTTTTAGCATTAAGTCTGCCATTAAAATTCCAACATTGGGCGCTGATTGCATGAATCTCTGATAAAAATCCGCCGACTCTTGGCGCATTGTTGCGTAAGAGGAACCCGTTACCACATCAACGCTATATTTCCCCTTTGTTAAGTCAATAACTTCTTCCTGACCAGGAACCATTGCCCCATTAAGGCCAATCTGTTTGTGGTTGCCTTCTTCGCCAGTGATAAACTCAACCCGTGCCAAGTCGTAAATCTCTGGTATTGCATTGACACATATATTGCCAACCTGTGCGACTGACCTATTGCGGTTATCGGTAAAGTGGAATGTTGCGGTATCTCCTTCAATCTTCCTAGCATTGATAGCAATGCCAGATGTTTCATTAGATGCTTGGCCAAGAGATGC